GCACTGGCCGGTTTGAACGTGCTGGTGTGTGCTGAGGTGGTGGATTGGGGTTCCTTTGACTTCAACGGTAACGCGTAATCAAGTGTAGTGCTGGGGTTCCCGGGGGGCTTCGGCCCCCCGTTTCGCATGGAGGAATGAATGGTACAGATGGCACAAGTGCAACAGCCAGAACAGAAGTACGTAACGGATGGAACGCACGTATATCCATTTAACGAGTATTTGGTTGAGCTGGTTGTTCGTGGCGAATTGAAGTATTGCGAATACCCGATTGAACCACCGTCCCCCAAGGCGCGGGTTGCGGTAGCCAAGGATGATCCCTTGATGGATACGGTCCAGAAGCAGCTGTTCGGTGGTATGGAAACGCTTAACGAACCGGAAGCAGCCTGACCATGATTGCGTCGGACATTCTGGATTCGGCTGCGGCCGAACTGAATGATCTCGAACCCGGGTTCGAATACACGCGTTGGACGCGCCCCGAGATGTTGGGGTATCTCACCGACGCGGTAGCCCAGCTCGCAGCACTGAAGCCTACACTGTTCGAAACTACGACGGTATTGCCGTTAGGTCCCGGTGCGATGCAGAAGTTACCCGAGTACGTGGCGGTGCTCGAAGATGTGATCTTCAATTTGAATGTCGATGGTTCGTTGGGTGCGCCCATCCTGCCGAGTGACTTCAATCTGGAACGCACGTACGGTAAGGGCACACCCACCACCACACCGTATGCGGTGCGGTCGTTTTCGGTACACCCCAAGACGGATGCGGTGTACTACGTCGATCCTCCGGTTCCACCCACGAATGGAACCGTTCGTGTGCAGGCAGTAGTGCAGTTGGCACCACAGCAATTCACTACGATGGATACCCCCATCGAATTGCCAAGTGCTGCACCGGAGGTGTATCGCAATGCAATGAAAGACTGGGTGTTGTATCGAGCGTTTGCCAAAGACACCGAGTCGCAGGTTTCATCCGAACGGTCGCAGGCGCATTTCAAGGCGTTCTACCAGTTCATGGGTTCGCCGACACGTAATAAGGATGCGTTGCCGATCGCGGAAACGGAGAAACGGAATGCCGCACGCGCTGGCTGATTTCATTCCGAACACGTTGGGGCTGCGTGGTTTGCAGGGCGTACCGCCGTCGATTGCCGAAGGTGCGATTCGGCAGGCGGCTATTGACCTGTGTGACCGGGCTGGGGTGTGGCCGTTCGATCTTGCGATACAGACACAGGTTGATGTTCATCTCTACCCCCTGCTGATTCCAGAAGCTGCGAATGTCGTAGGGATCAAATCAGTACGTACTTGTGGAACTTCGTACGCACCATCGGTGTGGGGTATCCGCGTGTGCGGGTGCGGTGGACGGTCGTTCGAGCTGCGTGGGCTTCGATCGATCTATATCAATCCCGCACCCACGGATGATCTGGATTATGTGGATGTGTCGTTGTGGTTGAAACCCACACCGGATGCACAGGAAGTACCGAATCTTTTGTATGACGAGTGGCAGGATGTAATCGCCGATGGTGCAGCAGCGCGACTGTTCGCTATACCAAAGAAGGATTGGAGTAATCCCGGCCTGATGCAGCGATACCACTTGTTGTTCGACAACGGGGTTACGCGTGCCAAGAATAAGCGCGTACTGATGCGTTCACCCGGCCCGCTCATGATGCGTGGAGGGTACTTCTGATGTCTACTCCGGGGTTGGACGATCTCGGATGGTGTTGTTCATCCCCCGCAGTGCCGGGGGTTTGTGCGCGGCGTCGGTTCAGTGGATGCGATTGGATTCCGCTTACGCCCTCTACTGCGAAAGTATTCTTTCGCATGCTACAGAGCGATGCGGTACCAACGCAATTCATTCCTACTCGTACCCCTATGCAGATCAAGATGTATAGGGAGGGTAGTGATTGTTTGTTGGCGCAATACGACGCATGGCAACGAGATAGTCGCGGGTATGTCGGGTTTTACTTTGATAATGACGTGCTTGGAGAACCTGCTGGATATTACGTTGGTGACGTATACCTTGGTTGTGATTATTGTTTTTCGCTTCGTTTTCGGCTGGCTCCGTGCGAGTTGATTGTTGATGATTGTGTGGTTGTCGAGCAGGTAGATTCGTGTGGTAGAGAAGTTTGCGCGCTGTATCCCGCTATCGGTGAGGGGACTATTGGCGGTGTCGATTGCGCGTTGGCCCCCACTACGGCTGAGGTATGTGGTGCGGTGCCACCGTATTTTGACGACAGCAACCCCGGAGATTTTTCGTTCGATCCGTGTCAGGCTGGATGTATTTCGATTCCTGTTTCCAACGTTTGCGGACCTATTATTAACCCCATTGCCGGTACGTGGGTTGGCTGGTTCTAGGAGAAATCATGGCTCTTTCGTTTTCGAATTTCGTACGGACCACACTCCGTTCACCGGTCACAACGTCTGATACGACGCTGCTGCTTGAAACTGGGTCGGGTGCGCTATTCAATGTAGCAAGTGGGGACTACTTCTATATCACCGTTAACGATGGTTCGACGGTGGAAGTAATGAAGTACACATCAGCAGGGGCGATCGTTAACGATACGATTAATGTCGCTCGTGCACAGGATGGCACTACAGCCAAAGCCTTTCCTGCTGGTTCGTGTGTGCAGGTGGCATGGAACAAGCAGCAGGTAGCAGATTTTATTACGCAGGTTTATAACGACTTGTTCGATGCGGCGTTGATCGGTTCGGATACGATTGTTGTCACATCTGCGCCATCTGCATCGCCCCCGGGTGGGGTGTTTTTTGCGGTACGGTTGGACACCCGTCAGCTGTGGTATTGGGATATCAATACCGTTTCGTGGTACGAGATCGGCAGTGTTGGCCAAGGTATTGTGGTGGTTACTTCGCCACCGGTTACCACTCCTGCACCTAACGTTCGACTCGCGGTTAATACATCCGATAACACTCTTTACTATTGGAATAACTCGGCTTGGATTTTATTGGGTGGTGGCGGTAGTTCTGGAATTAGTGGTGAAGAAATCTGGACGCGACGTACCGGAGCTTCAGTAGTAATGACCCCCGGACAAACGTTGACCAGTTCCGGCTTTACGTGGGTTGACAACATTCGTTGGTCTGCCAACTACGCCATTCCTTCGGTTCTTTCGGTCGACGGTACTGGGCGTTATGTTACGAACCACGATGTGTTGATCGACATGATGGTGTCGATAAACGCGGAAGTTGCAAGCCCTGTACAGAATAGTGCTGGTTCGTTGGTTATCACTAGCGACGATCCAACGCTGGCGTTGGGGGAGTGGGGAGATTCTTACGATTTCGATGCTGGGCAATCGCAGCGTGCCGTGATTATGACCGCGCAAACGAGTGCTGTTCGGTTGGCTGCGGGTCGGGTGTTTGACTTCAATCTTATCTACGACGGTAGCAGTGTGGGTAACCTAACCGTCAATCGTATTTTTGCGTCATTGCACGTTACTGCGCAGCTGTAATGCCCAGCATTCGTATCCAGAATTTCGGTGGTATTGCGCCACGTGTGTCTCCTCGCTTGTTGGCGGGGGGTTCTGCGCTGCGTGCAGAATCAACGAAGTTGTGGTCGGGTGAAATTCGTCCGTTTGTTGCCAAGAGTCTGGTGTCGGTTCCACTCGCTATGGGTGGGATGATCAAGACGATTTACAAATTTAAAACGGTGTGGTTGTCGTGGCTGAAAGATGTCGACGTAGTAACCGGGTTCACTACGGATCAAGGATCAAATCGGCTGTACTACACGGGGGATGGTCCTCCTTCGATTACGACGTTTGCGTTGGCGTCGACTTCACTTCCCACACCTACTGGTAGTTTCATGTTGGGGGTACCACAACCGATTGATGCACCACGGCCCGGTACGCCTACTGGTGCAGTTACCACGCCGCAGCTTCGGTATTACGTTTATACGTGGTATTCGAACTTCAACGAGGAGAGTGTTCCGTCACCGGTATCCGTGGGGGTTAACGTATCCGATGGGCAGTCGGTACCTATTACGGTTCCGTTGGGTGCGACGCTACCTACGAACATCTCCTCGTTACGGTTATACCGTACGAACGGTGGACCGTTTCTGTTCGTAAAGGAAGTGGCGATTGGCGCGGTATCGGCGGGGATTACTGATGACGTGCTAAACGCCGATCTCGGCGAAGCGTTGTTGTCGCAATCGTTCTATGCACCACCGGGCAATATAAAAGGATTGATCGGTTTGGCGAACGGTTCGTTCGCAGCGTTTTTCGATAATCGAGTAGTTTTCTCGGAGCCATATCAGCCGCATGCGTGGCCTCCCGAATACGAAAAGATTTTTGATTATCCCGTTGTGGCTTTGGGTACGTATGGAAACACGCTGGTGGTTGCTACAACGGGGTACACCTATCTCGTATCTGGCAATGATCCTCGAAGCATGTCGGTGGAACGAATCCCTGACCCATACCCTTGTGTATCAAAACGGTCAATGGTCAGTGCCGATCGCGGCGTTATTTACGCTTCAGGTGAAGGTCTTGTGTTCGTTGGATTTGGAGGGGCGCAAGTCCTTACACGTGATCTGATGTCGCGTGATGAATGGCAGCAGTTCAATCCAACCACCATTCATGGAGTGATCTTCGACGGACGTTATTTCGGTTTCTACGAATCCCCGCATTTCTTTGCCAGTGATGAGATGGTGACTCCGGCTGGCGCGGGGTTCGTTTTTGATTTCAATGACCGTACGGTGCAGGGTATCAACGAGGATGATCTGAACCGGGCGGATAAGTTAATCACGCTTCCGTTCTACGCATCGGCAACCTTTGCCAATCCATCAGTGCCGTTGCATTTCATAACTAATCCATCCCTTACCACTAACGAGCTGTACAAGTGGGAGGGTGGACAAGGGTTCGAACCGTACGTGTGGCGCTCGAAACAGTTTTCGTTTCCGTACGAGATATCGTTTGCGGGTGCAAAGATAACGCAGCAATGCTTGGAAGATCAGGCGGTGAAGTTTCGCTTGTGTGATGGGCGATGTGGTGACGTACTGTACGAACGAACAGTGGCGGCGGATAAACCATTTCGTGTGCCTGCGCTACGGCGGCGAACAGATTGGATCGTGGAGATTGAAGGTAACGCATTCGTGCAGGAGATTCATTTGAGCACGAGCTTCAGCGATCTGGCCGAAGGGCAGGCACAGTAATGGCTGTACGTCGCCCGGGTATTCCCGCAATCGATTCTTCGATACCGAAGAATGTGGCTGACATACTGGGTCCGATCAAGGAACACGTCGAGATCGCGCAGGGTATGCGCCC